TATCTGCAAATCTAAGACCACCTATTATACCTGCTGTATCTGATGCTGCCGTAGTTGTCTTTGGAAAGAAATATCTAAACTGAGACTTGTTTGTAATAACTACAGAAGACATATTATCTAGATCATGTGTGCTTGGTAGTGACTGCATCAACTGTTGCACTGGTTTAGATATAGTTTCAAGTTCAACGTCACCAATCCTAGCAGTACCTTGAATAGGGCGAATGCCATCAGCAGCTAAGAATAGTATGTCTCCACCAATTTCTATAATACTGTCTGTTGCAATACATCCTATATTATTTGTTACTTCCTGTAAAGTAAAATCTGATGAAGAAGTACCTACTAATTTTTTTATTTTGTCTTTACCAAAAACAAACAAACCATTTCTAAATTTAGCAATTCCTATAACATTAAAACCTGCATTAATTTCACCTGCCCCACCACTTGCAGCAAAGTCTGCTGCATCAAAATCATCACTAGGGTTTGGTTTACTGTGTAATAAAATATTTGGTCCTAAACCAGAAGCAGTAAAACCAGCATAAAACTGATGATTTATAAAGTCAGTGCTAACCTTTGCACCTGTAGGATCAGAGTCTCCACTTGTAGCGTGTTCTGTAAAAGTAGTTCCATCATATCTTGCAGGGGTATTAACATTGTCAGTTAAAATTACTGTTTCTTTTCCTTGATATGAATTAAATGCGTGTCTTACTTTTGATACACCTATAGAAGATCGAAAAGAAAATACTCTAGTAAATCCACTTGTAGTATACTTCCATATAGTATAATATTGACTGTATACTGCTGTTACTGAACTACCACCTCCTGTAGCACCTGAAGTTGCAGTAGAAGTAAATGATACTGTATAACTATTAGCATCAGGCACACTAACAACTTGCATCTCTGTTGCGTTTGGTGTTATGCCTCCTACAGCAGAACTACCTGAGAATGTAACAAAATTACCTATAGACAATCCATGAGCAGTATGTGATACTGTTATTGTTGCACTACCACTAGAAACAGTAAAGGGATTAGCACCTAATGAATGTGTTTTACCTGTAGCCTTAAATGTTACTGACCCACCTCCACCTGAACCATCACCATTTGCAGCAGAGGTAAAAACTACAGTGTAACTATTAGCATCTACAACAGAAGCTATCGCCATCTCTACACCATTAGGTGTTACATTATTAACAGCAGACGATCCTGAAAATATAACTCTATCATTTACTGCAAGGCCATGTCCAGTATGAGCAACTGTAATCGTAGAACTTCCGTTGCTAGTTGTAAAAGGGTTAGTTCCCAATGAACCAGTGAAGTCATTTGCGTTACGTCTAACTGCATAAGGAGTACTATCTAATATCCAAAGTCCAAGTACCTGACCTAATCCTGCTACACTACCGTAAGTAGTATCATATTCGTTGTAGCCATTTATTCTTCTGTACCCACCAAACTGAGATATTTCCATGTTTAACATACGAATGGCAGCACCAGGATTTTGAGTTGCCATTGTAAGGGCTTCTTCATTAGTAAACAGTCCACCTCTTGATAGAACTGTTACGTCTTTTAAAGCATCCACCATTAGCCATTACCATGAGGTACATTTATTAATCTACTCACGCGAGTATCACGTACATCTGTAAATCTGTTTATTAACAATGTACGCATTCTATCTACACCATCTTCAAATCTTTGTCTTACTACAGCAGCCTGTTGGGTGTTATCTCTAAACATAAAACAGTGATACAAAGCACCATCTATTACTACGTGTTTAAATGCATCAGGTACAGACATGGTATCTGTAGATGCGGATAAATCAGAGGCAAATGCAAAGTAGTTAAAGCTTACACTATAGGCTGCATCTGGTCTTGGTGTAAAAGCTGCTTTGTTGTCTAGTGTTCTATAAACATAGATAGGTTGATCAAAATCGCTTGTGGTAGCTTCTGAATCTCTTTCAAAAAATCTTTTTAGAAAAGTATCGTAACTTATAAGTTTTAATTTTCTTGCAGAAAAATTATTACTAGAATCAAAATTTATTCTGAATGAATCCCAATCTGCTATTTTAAAATCAGCAGGTAAAGAATATTCCTGTTGACCTACAACGAGTGTCAAAGAACCAGCAGTAAAATTAAATGGGAACTCAAATTCTTTTTGTGATATCTCTTGGATTGATGAATTTATTGCGTCTTTTACTTGAGCGCGAAAACCTGTTGCTGTAGCAAAATCAGTCGAGGTTAACTCGACTTCGTTTAATCTACGTAAGGTATCATTAACTAATGTAAGAAAAGTAGTAGCCATATCATATCCAAAAACAAGATAAAGGGGTAGCCCAAGTTAATGAACTACCCCAAAATCAATTAGCCTATTGCATCCCTAGCAGCAGCTACAGGTTCTGCACCCTGTTCATTGAGATCAATAACAGTAGCATAAACCCTAATTCTGCCAGTAGTAGGTGCTGCACCAGCGAGTAATACATCAATCGTATCAGTTGTTGTAACAAACTGTGTATACGTTGAAGCGGCTGAACCAACAACAGTGTTAGTTTGACCGTTTGTACCTGCTGCACAGAAGCCTGTCGAGGTTACGTCTGCACCATCAACGATATCATCACCTGCTGCAAAATCAATATCAGCAGTTACAGAAGTATTGAATGCTTTCATAACTTCTGCACCAGCGTTAAGTACGAGTACTCCTGCTGGTATTTCTAGAAGTTGAAAGATATCTCCGTCTGCACCTGAGTATCCTTTTGCAACCATGTCATCAATATCAAGAGTAGCTTCAATGTTATACATTACGTGGCTATCTTTTTTAGATGGTAAAGCAGCAATCGAGTCAGCCCCTACACCTACGGTATCGGCATCAGTCATATCATATGTAGCCATGATCTATCCTCCTTAACCTGCGATGTTATAAATGGCGCGACAAAGAGCTTCTGGGCGAAGAATCTTACGTCCGTATAAATGCATACCACGAACAATATCAGCAAAGCTGTCGTTGTCACGATATGTCTCTACCTTCTCTACTTGAGAAGCTGTAGCAACAGCAGAGTCGTGTCCTGCAACAATAACACCAAAGTTAGAACTTGAACCGTTAGTGTCGATTGTTGATGCACCTGTTCCTGCGGAAGGAAGGTTGTTGGACATATAAACTCTAAAGCCTCTGACCATACCAGAGATAATGCGTCCATTCCTTAGAATGTCACCAGCATTTTGTCCACCAGCAAAGTCATTGTTTAGAAGCTTACTGTTTTCGTCGTTTAGCTGTTCAGCAAAGACAGGATCAATAACGACCCAACGACCATCACGGTCTACGTTTTGCTGATCTAGTAAACGAGCCATACGGTTTAGAACCTCCAACGGAGTAGCTTCACCAGTAGATCCATCTGGATGCGTAGCAATAGAATCAGAGGCAGAACCACCTGATACAAAGCTTGCACGAGAGATCTTCATGTTAGCTAGTAAACCGTCTGCTGCAACAGATAATGGATCAGTACCTGATTTGTCAGCAGCAACTCTAGCTGCACTTGCATTTGAATGTAGTGCAGATTGTTTGAAACCAGATAAGTAACCTAGTACTTCTTGGTCAAACTGGTCTTTTAGACGATACCCTGCACGATCACTTGCCATTGATTCAAAGTTTACGTGAGAGTGTGCTTCTTCAATGTCATCGATTTTAAAAGCAAAGTAGTTAGCTTTATCGACAACAAGGGTGAAGTCCTCATCGTCTAAGTCTTGTGGAGTTACTTGCGTACCCCTTGCATATTCTTGAACCGTGATTTCTGGTTCCTTGATAATACGTACTGTATCACCAAAATTTGCGATCTCACCAAAGTAATCACTGTTGGTAATATCTTCAATCACGCTAGTTTTACGGAAAGCCGATTGTACCTTCTTACTGTAAATAACAGGAGAGAAGTTACCGTTAGGTAGGTTTCCGTAACCAGCAGCAGTCTTAAAAGCCATTGGTCATCTCCTTTCGGCTATTATCGAAACGAGCCAACTATTGACAATTCAAGGCTACATCTTTAGGGTGAGGAAAACCTGGCCTAACGAGTGTAGGTAGTTGAAACTTCTTCAGTTAGCATAAACAGGAAGGTAGTCTTATTACTAAGAGGCTTCCGAATACTAGCAAATACCTATGCTAGTTTTAGTAATATACAAAGTATATCACATTTTAATTAATTTGTCAAGACTTTTTTATCTTGCAGCACCAGTTAAATCGTATATAAATGTACCATTTGCTATAGATTCTGTGATTGCCTCTTCATTCTTTTCCCATTCTTTAGAAGAAAGGTTTTTTACGCGAGACTCAGACCAAGCACTTTTGTCTTGTGTCTTTGGTTCTTCTGCTCTTGACGTTTTCTTAATTGACTTAGCTGCATCTTTAGTATTAGCTTTAGGCTTAGTCTTTTGTGTTTCTAGTTTATATAAGTCTATAGCTTTTGCTGCAGCCCTTGGGTCATTGTCATTTTCATACAGTGCTGACTGTATCCACTTTGGCTGTTCTGCAACCCACTCATGAAATGCTTCATCAGCCCTAATCTCTGCAAAGTCTGGATGTAGCTTCTCTAATTCAGCTTCAGCTTTCTGTAACTGAACTTGAGTTTGCATTTCATCCACATATTTAAGTCTTTCTTCTACATCTTTTCTAGCTTCTATGGCTTTTTTTGTAGCAATAGTTTCTACTATCTTTGCAACGTCTGGATACTTTTCAGTCCACTCTTCTAATTCTTCATCAGACTTTGGTAGCTTTACTTGTTTCTTTGTTAAGCTCTCTACCTGCTGTTGTAATTTACGTAGTTCGTTTGTATGTTGATCCTGTAGCTGTTGAGTGTGTCTTCTAAGATCACCATACCTTTTCTTAAAGGTTTTCTCTTCAGCATCTAAATTCTCATCAGACTCTTCTACTTCTTCTGTAGGATTTCTTTGAGCCTCTAGTTCTTCGATCTCTTTTTCTTCTTCTTCAATAGTCTTTTTAGTGTAACGCATAGGTGCGTTTTTTACTTCTTGTTGTACTGCTTCCATTTTATTTACTTTCTTCTTATGGGGCTACTAGTAGCTTCTCACCGCGAGAAGGGTAGTAGGTAGCCAATACTAATGTCACACCGTTACATCATTTCTAGGTGACATTAAACTTGCAAGCGGAACATAACCAACTCCCTCTATGTATACATTCTTAGTTATTAAGTCTGAAATTACGTCATCAACTTTATCTTGTTTTATATTTTCTTCTTTTATTTCAAAATCTGAATCACCAGGTTGACTTGCTTCTGCTTCTGATTTTTCTCTTCCTGCTGCAGCTTTCTCAGTAACATCTATTCCCATTCTTTCACCAAGTTTTCCTAAACCATACAAACCTCTATCTATCAAACCTTTCTTAGACTTTGCAAAAGCTACATCTAATTCTGTAGCAGTTTCATCTAATCCTAACGCTTCTCTTTCAGTATCAGGCATACCTGCTTTTTCTGTTTCAGTTAATCCACCTGCTTTTTCTCTACCTTCAAATCCAAGTTCTCCTGGTCCTGGTCCACCATATCCTTGAGGTCCTGCACTAGGATCATTAAATCCTCCCATACCCGATGGATCTGGTCCTGATCCTGCACTAGGATCATTGAATCCTCCCATACCTGACGGATCTGGTCCTTCATCATTATCATTATCGTTTGATCCAGTGCCACCACCATTAAACCTTAATGGCTCTGGACACATCATACCTTTTGGTTTAGCTGATGCAATAATAATAGTGCCTTTAGTTACACCTTCTTCTCCTTCAGCAAACTTCATCTCATCATCATCGTCTTCAGGCTTACCATTCTTATCTACGTTCTGGATCATGCCTAGATCTTCCATCTGCTGTATCTCTGCTAATACCTGACGATGCATATCCATAATACGCTCTAGTCCTATGTATCTCACTACATTAGCAGGTAATACATATTCACCTTCTGACAAGAGTGCAGGTATATCGTCTGCTACTTCTTCAGGTTTAGCTAGAGGTGGTGGATCACCTTCATCCTCATCCTCATCTTTCTTACCATCAAAGTCTGCTTTGACTTCACCACCTTCTTCAAAGTTCATTATTACATCATCATCTTCATCTCTAGGATCAGCTTCACCTCCCATAGGCATAGGCTCATCAAAGAAATAATCTGCACCGATATTTACTTCTGATTCAGAATCTCTTCCTGTACCAACACCAGTTGTAAATAAACTTTTTAAGAAACCAAAATCTATAGGATCTCCTGTCCCCATTGGTGTAGGATCATCAAAACCAACATCAAATTCAGATCGCTCTCTTGGTTCTAGATTTCTATCTAATCTTCTTAAAGTACTACCATAACCTAACTCATCAGTATCTTCCATAGGAGTACCGTCTACGATAGCATAATTAGGTGTAAAATCATCCCTTTCTGGAAACTCAGGATCATCGTCTGTAGGACGAGGTGTGGTCATCTGAGATCTTTCTTGAGGTTCTCTATTTCTACTAAGATCAGGAGATAATCCAGCAGGAGGTTTAATAGTTTCAGACATACCTTCTAATAATGCTAGTTCCTCTGGATTAAATGTGCTTTTAGTTTCTTCAGTATTATCCATGTCTGTAGGCTGAAGTTCTGGTGCTGTT